TCTCCTACAAGGAAGCCGCCTCTTTGATAACGAGACATAGCTGCTTCGAAAATGGTATTGAATTTGTTGCTCTTCATTGACTGTATTTAGTCAAATATCCAGGATACCATGTAGATCTGTATCAGGTATTGCATTTACAATCTCTTTGAGATAGTCGCGATACATATGAGCATCGCAGATAGCATATCGTACGTTATCAATCAAGCTCTTTTCATGACCTGGTCCATTACCAACAGCAATCCAAGTGATATCGCCCCATGGTTCGAAATCCGTCGAAGCAATCATGAGAGCATTTGCTGTACTTTCCAGGATTTGGCTGTTGTAAGTCTCTACGTCTTTACAGGATATCAACGCGAAGAATACTTCTTTATCAATGTCACCCTCACGATATCTAACAGGTCCAATATACCCATAATCAACAGCAAATACCATATGCTGTCTATCAGGATCGATGTCTTTGAGTATCATCTCTTTCAGAATCACCTTTTCCTCATCACTACATAGACCACCATTGGGTAGATTGCGAGTAAAATCACCTAACGATCTCAGCATCTGGAATGAGAGATGACCCTCTGGTGGTGGATATGTGAACTTCATATCAGATATTTAGTACACTCATGAGTTCGTTGTCTCCATCTAAGGTGACAAGCAGATTGTGCTCATAATCTAGATACTCTTGGAGATTCTCTTCAACCACATCAAAGCTATGATTGTTTAGACCTCCAAGGCGATCAGGTGTGTTAGGTGATATATCTGTCCATTCAATCTCACCCTCACTCATCGTAAAGTAAATGAATGTGAGTGCATCATACCCATCTGAAACTTGCTGATCAGTATCTCGTGATGATGCTAAGGCAAATATGAATTTATTGTGCCAACCAGGTTTGCGGACGATTGGTACCTTACCAACATACCCATAATCGATGCTGATCTCACTTAAATCAGCACCATCTCGCAGCAACTCTTCTCTGATATCGTTAAGGTCATTCAGCTCTAGTTTACCTTTGTTTGGTAGCAAATTTAAGATCTCCTGAAATCTTGCTTCATTGGCAAGGGTAACAGTGCCGGTATAATTCTTCAGACTCAGAGCCATTCATTTATTTATACACTGGTTCCAATCTAAATATGTATATGCAATTCAGAAAATTGGCAAATCTCCTTATCAAAGAAGCAAAAGATGAAAGACCTGGGCAACGTTTTATGAACGTTCAAAACAGACAAGGTCCATCTGGTATTTCAAGTTCGCCAATCGGTCGAGATGATTACAATCCAGAAATCGTCAAACCTGTTCGTCCAGCCTTCAAAGATGAATTTACAGGTACAGAACAAGCTGTAGCAGGTCGCAATACCGATATCATTCTTAAGAATGCATTCAGACTGATCAAATCAGATGCTGGATTCAGAAAGCAGATCAATTTAGTCATCGAAGCTTTCGCCAAGAAGCGTAAGAGCATTACAATGGCTCAAGAAAAGGTTCTTACACTGAATCCTGCTCACATTGACAAGTTGTATAGTCAGATTGTACGTCTTGAGAAGATTGTTGCTGCTTTGGAAGACGATCCACGTGCAAAGAAGTTCATTGCTGAGCTAGACAAGCTTACTGCGCAACATGCTGCTGTAACTGAGCAACTTGATGGTGTTATCGAAGATGTTAAGGATATTCTCGGCGTCAACGAAGAAGCTTCACTCAAGGCTCAAGATGCTGTCATCAAATTGATCCAAACTACTGCGCAAGAACAATATGAAGCATTGGTAAAAGGCTTGAGTGATGAAGAAAAGGCTACAATCATCCTCAGATCGCTCGATCAACTCGAAGCTGTCAACTTTAGTGAAGAAGCTCTTGAGCAAGAAGAGTTGAGAATCCAATTGCTGAGTGCATTGCTCTCAGAAGAATTACGAAGCTACCATCGCAAGTGATAACGTATTCAAGAAGGTCAAAGCATTCACGCAAAACGTGACAGTAGAGACAATCTTCAATAGACTTCCTATGAATGCATTTGCTACATTCTATAATGCTACAAGAGATGACCTTCCACTTCGTCCATTGACTGGTGCAAGACGTAAGCAAGCTAAGGCTGCTACACCAATTCGTGCAGTACTTGATCAAATCGTCGATGGTGAAACGTGGGAAGTACATCGTGCCGAACTTCGTGAGCTTGTTGATGCATTGACAATCGATGATGGTCGCAGAAGTGCTATTCAAGAGATCTTAGATGGTCCATATCTTCGTAGAGGTGCATCTGCTGTTCAAAGACTCAAGGGTCTACTCAGAGGTATACTTCAAGAAAGTAGCGATCACACTAACTTCGACCTTATGTTGCTCGAGACGCTCTCAAAATACGGAGTGTCATAAATATTTGAGTGAGCAATATCGTATTACGCAATCTTGAAAAACAACCAGCTGTTCAACAGTCGGAACGTCAAGGTTACATCTACAAAGACTTGGCTTTAGATCTGGTTCTAAGCTTTACGAACAGTGGTGAGCTGTTCAAGAAGGATGACCAACAAGATCTAAAGCCGTCTTATGATCAGGAGGCGATTATGACATCACTTCGCAATATCTTGACGACTACACCAGGTGACAAGCTCTTGAACCCAACATTTGGTTTAGATCTTCGCTCATTCTTGTTTGACCCTGTGACAGACACACGAGCCTTCTTCATCGGCAACAAAATCTATGATGGTATTACCATTCAAGAGCCTCGTGTCAAGATCAACACAATCTCAGTCATTGCTATCATGGATCAACATGAATATGACATCACTCTCAACATCTCAGTACCATCTTTGAACATTTTCAACCTGTCGTTGAAGAGCATATTAAATATGGATGGCTATAACCTACTATAACACATGGCATCATCAGTAAAATCATTCACAGAGTATAGGCTACCGAAAGACGCTTATACATCATTCGATGCCGTAAGCTTAAAGCAGTTAATGACTGACCTTCTGAACCAGAATGAGGTGTTCAGGGATCAAAACTTCGAAGGTTCAAACTTGAACAGCCTTATGGATATGATGGCTGTATCATATCACGTATTACTGTTCTATTTGAACAACACTTCATCAGAAAGCACATTCACTGCTGCTTCTCTAAAGGAGAACGTTATCAAGATCACAAGTTTGCTCAACTATAAGCCAATTGGTCCTCAAACATCAGTTGTAAACTTCAGCTTGAGTGGTACTTCATCTCTTCCAGCAAACATCTACACAATCAAACGCTTTGCATCTATCAATGCTAATGGATATTCATATTCAACGCTTGATGACATCAGTTTTGAGAAGACTACATCTGATCTAGAAGCGCTCGCCATCAATAACACTTTACTCTATCAGGGTAGCGTGAAGGAATACCCTCAATTCACTGCAGTTGGTGAGGAATTCGAAGTTGTTTACCTGATCAACAGCAATACAACTAATAATCAAGTCGATCAATTCGTAGCAGACAACTCGTTCACAGTATACGTCAAGGATGTTGCAAGTGGTCTATGGAGTCAATGGTCAGAAGTTGCTACATTGTTCGAATCTAATACAAGTGCTCAAAACTTCGAGAAGAAGATCAATGAAAATGGTAACTTCGAGTTCAAATTCGGTAGTGGCATCAATGGTCGCAAGTTGAAAGCTGGTGACAAGGTTCAAATCTATTATGTCTACTCAGATGGTGAAGCAGGCAAGGTAACACAAGGCGCTTTCGATAATGGATCATTCAATGTGTTCACTTCACCGATCTTCAACGAGATTTGCGATCAGATTTACACCGATGAAGAGAATTTCGTCACACCTGCACAGTTGAAATTCATCAATGTATCGAATTCGAGCAACTCATCTAATCCAACTGATATGGAAGATGTCGATTCTATCAAGTCTAACGCTACAAAGCTGTTCTCAACGCAGAATCGCTTGGTAACCCTGCAAGACTACGAGAACTACATCAATAAGAATTACAGCAACGTCGTAGAGAGTGTAAAATGCATTAACAATGATACATTCACGAGTAAGTACCTGAAGTACTTCTACGATATTGGTCTTAGAACACCATTGGATGATGGTAGAGTACTGCTCAATCAAGTTGACTTCGCTAGTTCGACTAATTTCAACAACATTTACGTGTTTACCACACCTAAAATTCAACCAATCATTGATAATAAGGTGCCAAACTACGTTTCACAGTCGATTAAGCAGCTAATCATCAATACTACACGACCAATCACCATGACAACACACAATGTTGTATGTGCTGATCCTATATACAAGGCGTTCTCATTCGGTCTACAACTACCAGGTGAGACAGAATCAGTAGATCTTGCTGAACAATCGCGCTTGATCGTTGTTAGAGATAACTCATCACGCATTAACTCATCACAAATCAAGAACAGAATCGTTACTATCATCACAGACTACTTCAGTAACCTGAAGTTGAATGATGTTGTCGACTTATTCGTGTTGAATGCTTCAATTCTCAACATTGAAGGTGTTAAGAACACATTGACAAGACGTATCGACACTGGATATGAAGCTCAGAAGCTTAACTTCGCTGTTTGGAATCCGCTTTACCCATTGAACGACATCTTGTTCACATCTCAGAACTATCAATTACAAGAGTACGAGTATGCATTCTTGTACGATACTACAAACCTATCGCAACAAATCATAGTAGAAGATGAATAATGAAACCTACGTATACTATGATGTATACAACCACACAAATGAGCTAGGACTCGAGTCTTTCGCTCTACCTTTCTGCCAATTCAAGTTTGTACCGAAGATTGATGCATTGGAATTGAGTGGTGCCTTGTCTAATACCAAGGCTTTGTGGGTATTCGGCGATGGTGCTACAAGTCAATCAGTCTCAGCAACACATACCTATGCTGAACCTGGCGAATATCGTGTCCAATCATACTTCTACAATGAAGATGGCATTCCATATGCTAATACCTACAGTAGAACAGTAATCGTTAAGAACTATGTTGAGGATACTGTCGCTCTGAGAGTGTCGGATACATTGAGTCAGAATGGTATTGTGTTGAGCGCTGGTCGTATCAATACCCCGATCACTGTTACTCGTGCTAACTCATATCAGACATACACACCTGATAAGACATATCCGATTAAACCGTATGCTGCTGGACCTACAATCTCAACTAGCTACTTCGAAGGTGCGTCTGCACTGTTGTACTCGCATTTAGAGAAGTACCACTCATTCTACACTCGTGAGGTTTCAAGAGCTGGTGATATTGAGTTTGTTGAAGCAGCTTTAATCAATACACCATCGACATTGCTATATTGTAAGCTCAGTAATGACATGGTTGTTATGACTACAGCGAGTGACGCTAATGCATTCTTCTGTGGTACTTCAGGCAGCAAAGCAGTATACTTCAAAGACGATGTACCTAGCGAGCAGGTTAACCTTTTCTTCGGATTTGAGACGAGTGTGTTCGGTGTCAACAGTCCTTCTGTTGGTCTTTCATGTTCAGTAGCAAGTAATCCTGATTACAACTTCCTATCAGTAACAGCTAATGGTGTTGATGGTGAAGGC